GGAGGAAGTTTTGTAACACGTTTTGTAACGAACAGGAGGAAGGTTTTGTAACGGGCGAGAGGAAGGTTTTGTAACGCGCCCCTGCGGGGCGCGAACGTTTTGTAACGGCCCGCCTTCGGCGGGCCTCTCTCTCTCTCTCTCCGCCTTCGGCGGAGAACAGAGTTTTGTAACACTCTCTCTAACGTTTTGTAACAGAGAACGCAAACGTTTTGTAACAGGCTCGGAACGTTTTGTAACAGGGTCGTGGGGTTCATAAGGGGGGGCGAGTATGAAAAATTGTAATAGGAGGGAGATACGAATGGACATAACAGACTTTGTAAGCCCGGACGGGCTTGGACTATGTGCTAGCATGGCTACTATGGATGAGGACGGTAACCCGGACGAAGAAGTAGTACTATCGCAGCAGTTCGATGAAGGCGTGCTTGGTGTCCGCAAGGCCGTTGATATGGTCGTTGCAGCGAGCGCAGCAGGCGGAACAGTACCATACCGCTACGGACTGATACTGACGATGGTTGAGCAAGAGATTCGTTTTGGCGGGGGAACCAGCGATATGCGAGTGACCGGCAAAGGCGGCGGCGCGATAACCAGCATCAAGCGTGAGTTGGGAATGAGAAGGCAGATGCCTCGCCGCTTCGCTGCTGTCGTTTTGGAAGGCGTGCTAAACTTGGCGCAACTTCAAATCCGTCACAACGCCATGCAGACCGATGACTTGCCCGACGAGGGTTAGGTTTTGTAACGGGACGTAAGCCCCCGCCGGGGAAATCTCCGGTGGGGGTGGGTTTTGTAACGCCTCTCTCTCTCTCTAAGTTTTGTAACGGCGCTCTCTCTCTGTAAGTTTTGTAACACCAACGTTTTGTAACGCCAACGTTTTGTAACAGCAACGTTTTGTAACGGACCCCAACGTTTTGTAACAGAAGCCACAGGTTCATATACCCCCATAGGATGAGCGTATCATGGACGGAACAGACGGCCTATGCGCCTTCGGGCTTGCAGCATCCCACACAGGATGCGAAGGCAGGCTAGGTAGGATTCAAGACGGACAGAGGAACATAGGACACCCCCTCGTTGAAGGTGATGTATGCGAGAAGTGCGCTCATGTAGTGACCGCAGTACGCCTTCATATCGCACAAATGAGAGCAGTACTAGGTTTCACACCGCACATAGCCACGATGGTACGGGATTGGGTAGACTTTTGTAACGGAGTCAGAGGGACCAAAGACAGCATCAAAAGCGGCCTCGCAATCGAGAAGAACAGAGTATTCGTTGAGCAGGCGAGCCGACAGGCGAGAATGCTCCACAACGCACTTGAAACACTTGAGGTAGGTGAGGAAGAAGATGAGTAGCATTCCATGTTTTGTAACGTATTGGGCGCTTCGTGATTTGGCTGACCAATTCCGTGAGGTAAGTTTTGTAACGCTCGCGCTGCCGCCACCAGCAGAATGTTTTGTAACTCAATGGAGAGAAGAAGAGGAAGTGATAGTCGAGTTGAGTAGATAGGTTTTGTAACGGAGTTTTTCGGGGTTGCCCCCTCGGTTTCTTGATGAGCCGTCCGGGGGGCGACCACCACGTTTTGTAACACAGGATTCGCGGGTCACGTCCATAGTGACGTTGCACCATTCAAGTCCTGCCGAGAGAGTTTTGTAACGTCACGACCCGCGAGTTGTGTCTTGTTTCCATGCTCTCTCGGTAGGCACACCGACAATATATCCTCTGTTACAAATCTCTCTCTCTACGTTTTGTAACGCTAACGTTTTGTAACGAACGTTTTGTAACGGGTAGAAACGTTTTGTAACGGGAGCCACAGGTTCATATAGGACGGCCAAGATGACTGACTATGAGCAAGAAGGACGACCCTCGGTCATGGCGCTTCCGCCGCAGAGGTAAGGGTAGAACAGGGAATATCAGAATGCCGGGACAGACACCCGTTGAGGGGTCAGACGAGTGGGTGAAGCACACTCAGAGAGTCCTCGCACGTGGAGGGTTGATGCCCTTCGACGGCGCACTACCGCAGGAGGCACTCAAGGCATGGATGGAGAAGACGGGCGATTCCTTCACCTTCCAAATGGGACGCACCCCCGCTAACGAAGAGCAGATGGGGCAGACGTTCAGCATGAAATCCATCATCGAAACGGGTCGGCTAATCATGGCCTTCATCCTCAGTCGGGTCATGGCTACTTGGGAGAAAGACGACTACCACCCCGATGCTGCGCCGCACGTGTGCATAGTCAAGGTAGACATTTCGTGGAGTGAGATGGACGATGCTTGAGCGTTTTGTAACGCTCTCTCTCTCTCGCGCCTTCGGCGCGAGTCCAGAAACAACATTACTCACGTTACAAATCTCTCTAACGTTTTGTAACACTAACGTTTTGTAACGGTGGAAGGTGGTAGTAAACGTTTTGTAACGGAGCCGTGTGGTTCATAAGGGGCGGCGTATAGGGTGTATCATGGAACCAACCCAAGCAGCACGCGGCAGGATGCCTACGAAGGACGACATACCCGAAAACGAGAAGAACGAGTGGGGCTTCCCTCTCGCTTCGCTTTGGAAGTTCGTCGGATTCGTCAAGGGCGCAGGTCGCTACCAGCCAATCGAGCAAGACGACGAGTAATCGTTTTGTAACGCAAGGGCGGGCCGGTGCTGCAACGCCGGCCTGCCCACCACGTTTTGTAACGCTCTCTCTCTCTCAAGTTTTGTAACGTTCTCTCTCTAACGAACGTTTTGTAACGTTCTCTTTCTCTAACGTTTTGTAACGCGCTCTCTCTCTAACGTTTTGTAACGCCCCAACGTTTTGTAACGGGCAGGCTAAAAACGTTTTGTAACGGGAGATATATTGTCGAAAAAAAACGCGAGCCTCGCGGCTGGTAGCCCACCCCCGCCCCCCTGAGTCAAGAGGCGGGGGCTTACGTAATCCCCATGTCGTTACAAAACGTCCCTACTCAATCAGAGCAGCCTGCGTGGTAGGAACGCGCCTGCAACCCGAACCGAATCGTCAGGGGCGTCAGTCCCAATCAGATTCAACTCAGGGTAGGCTCCGTCGCTGATTAGCGGCTCCGGCTCGTGGTTCCATAGCATCTGCATCACGCGGTTCAGAGCAGCGTCGTCCGCGAGCAGTTGGGACCATACAGCCCCAACGTTCGCGTCTACACTTCGGGACGCGAAAAAGAGTGCTTTCACAGCCTCCCTCATACTCGTCCCTGACCCTGTGCCGGTGTGCCTGCGCTGGTAGTCCACGAACCAAGCAACTAACTGCTCGGTGTTCATGTTGTCTATATCCATACACATACCTCCGTTACAAAACATTCATTCTTGCCCTTCTTCTTCCACAGGGTCAGGGTCAACCCTCTCGATTATCTCAACAGTCATGTTGTCGGCTTCACAGTAGGGGCATACGCACCGGGTCGCTTTAACCCATGCACCCTTACGGCCCGCGTAGGTATCGAAGGTAAATCCCTCCGTTACAAAACGTTCTTCGTCACTCATGGCCTCACCACCAAGTACCGCCCACAAATCCGGCAAGACCGAACTATCGGGACGCGGTGCAAGTCGCCTTTCTTTATCTTGAATGGGTGACGCTTCACCCTTCTCGCGTTGGCGAAGTTGCATCCATTCTTGTCGCACTTAGCCCTCGCCATCAATCTCACCCCCTATTGCGACTCCGAGGCAGAAGCCATCGAAGCCCACCCATGTAGGCATGACGAATCTCATCCCATCGGGAACTTCCGTTACAAAACATCTGAAGCCGGTGTGCGGCTGCGGGAGTTGGTAGACAACCGTTACAAAACTCTCGCTCAAGACCACACCCCCCAAACTCCTGTGACCTCTCGGTCGTCGTTGCTCCCCATCGGGGCCGTATCAACCACAACTCTGCCGTGCGTGTCGGTGGCGTGAATGTGGTGCGTGTGGCTCTCGTCGCCCTCGTAGATGTGGCGGGTCGTGAAGACCCACGCATCAGGAACGCGCCCCTCGTGGTGGGCCTGCGCCCGGTTGAGGATGCTGTCTAGCCTGTTACAAAACTCTTGCACCGTGTAGGGCTTCTTGCGGATGAGGCTCGTGCGCTGCCTGATGGTGTGGCCGCCCTTCCTCATGGCTCTGAGGAAGTCCTTCATCGAAGTCATGAAGTGCAGCAGGTGTCTGATGCCGAAGTAGGTCGCCGTTGCGTCTAGGCACGGTGACCCCCTCATGTCGTGGTCCCAATACTCAATCGCTAGGTCAATCATCCTGCGCTCTCGGCTCGGCGTTAGCGGTATGCCGACGTGGGGCCGGTCTGCGACCGAGCCAATCTTCTCGTTCGTTCTGCCGCCGTCCTTCCCCTCCGGGGTCGGCTTCGGCTTCACCGGGATGCCGGATTTCCGGCGCTCGTTCTCGCTTCGCTTGCTCATCTTCTCACCTCCGTTACAAAACGTTTCGGCGTTGGGAGGGAGGCCGCCCGAAGGCGGCCCCCACTCCGCGCCTACTCCGTCACCTCCCTGATTCCCATGTTCGGGCCGTTGCCCTGAATGGTGATGCCCCACTCGCGGGCTGCTGCTGCCTGCTCTCGGTGGAAGGCCACCGGGAGGAAGGTTGTGCCGTCGTTCCCCTGCACGGCCACGAGGCCGAATGCCTGCTGCGCCCATGCCGGCTTGCCGCCGCGCTCCCAGCGAGCGAAGATTTCCCACGACTCCGGGTTGAGTCCGGCCTTGTCGCTGCCCTTCCTGCGGGTCAGGGTTCGGGGTGTGAGGCTCACGGCCTCGCCGTTCTCACCGAAGACGATGTGGTAGAAGCCCTTGACTTTCGGCTCGTACCGGTTCGCTACGTCCTCTCGGACTCCGACCTCGCCTCCCTCCGGGAAGTTGCCGCCGCAGCGTCCACAGGTGAAGGTGACCGGGTGCAGCCAGCCGCCGCATGTCTCGGCGGGGCAGGCCTGAGCCTCCTTCGTCGTCAGGGTCAAGTCGGTGTACGTGGTCTGCCTGTCGGTGGTGCGCTCTACCACTCCGTCAAGGGTGACCTCCCGGTAGACCCTGCCGCCCTCGCCGTCTGAGCCGGTGCTGTCGTAGACAGACCGGGCAAAGTGGCTCTCGATGAGGGCCACGTTCAGGTCGCCAGCGTGGGCCACGTCGTGAATGCTGCCGTCTGTGAAGACGACCCTGAGCATCTCACGCCCTGCCCTCTGCGCCCAACCCCATAGGGTCGTGCAGTCTGGAAGGTCGGCCCGTAGGCCTGTGCGCTCTCCGAGAGCAGCCCTCCACTCTGCCGATGCGCCGGCCTCATCCAGCGCCTCACGGCAGGCAATCATTCGCGCAGGTACGCCCGCGCTTGCTTCAACTCCTAGTACTACTGATGTAGACATGGTCTACAATGGGGCTTCCCCCCCTTAAGGCCGTGCAATTGAAAAATCACGAAAAACGCTGTACTGCGGCGCTTCCAAATCTGCACCGCCTATCTCTATATCCAATGCCTACCCCCTCAAACGATTTTCAACATTTTTTTTCAAAATAGTTTTTCAGAATCTATGACGCGATACCGCTTAGGTTGAGTCGCCAACATTCTTTTAGACTCAATAATCTTGTCCTTCTCATAAATCCGAAGTATAGCAGCAACGCTGTGAGTATTGAGTTGAGTCCAATAAGAGGAAATGAAATTGTTGGCCTTGTGAGCAATTTCGTCGGCAGTAAGCCACTCATTACCTTCGTTCAGGAGAATCTTCTCAATGGCCTCTTTGTAGACAACGCGACGCTTTTTAGGCCCATGTCTACGTACAGATGGGTCTTGCCGATTAAACTTCTTCAGCCGTTGCTCTCTACTCGGCATCAATCAACCCTCCGTATTACTTTACCACCAACACCCGAAGTTTCAGTCCGTTGAGGACGTGTAGAACCACCAACCCATTCGCCTTTCTTCATCGTTTTCATAATTACAGGCGACGCGGGCGTCTTATAACTGAATTGGTCAAGTGCATGAGCCAAAGCCATAGCACAGTCGTTATGACGAGCCAAATCTTCGATTAAACCGTCCCTCCAAGCATGATGCTCTAGTTCCTCTAACAGAATATTCATGGTTTTCCTTGTGAAATCATCTCCATAGGGAAAGCAGACCAATTCGCGCTCAAACCACACGCGCATTCGATTAAGAAGACCTTGCTTCATCGTCCTATTACTCACTTTGCTCTCACGGTAGTCAATACCAGCATTTTTCTGAGTTAGTAGACTCTCGTACAGTTGTTGGAAGCCCACCGACTCAACAGCGAAGGCAGGAGTCCCGTATCGCTTATTCCAATCAATCATCATGTCGGCTTGTCGAGAAGGAGGGAAGTCATTTCGTCGCCAAATATTACAAAGGTGAATATACCCATCAGAATCTTGCCTCAAACAAACCATGACGCTGTAATCTTGACCCAAACCATGAGAAGGGTCGAAACCTATCGCATACTTATCGTTGGTTAACTTCTCATTTTCAAAGACCGCGTCCATATTGAGGTTTCTACGAGTCAGATTACGTGGATAAACAGCCGCTTCATCATCAACCACTTTACACAGATATTCCTGCACAAACGCCAACTCTCCCATCGCTTGCTTTTGCTCTAAAAGAAACTTGATGGGCCTAAACTCAGGCCAAAGTGCTTCCGGTTCTATATCGGGATTTGATTTGTATTCATCCCAATTAGGAATACTCGACCATACGCCTGATTTCCAAGCCTCATTCTGTAACATCTCGCTATGGTATAGGTCTACCATACTCATCGGTGTGCCGACGACATATATGGAAGTGCCGGGACTAAGCATAGGAGTGACCTTCTTTCGGAACCAATGTCGAATATTCGTCCAATCCATATCGCCCATATCGTCAAGAACGTCATCAAATGCAATACAGGCGGGATGCTCCCCACGAATAGCGGCTCCAACCGAAGTAGCACGAATCCATGCCCCGTTATTGAAATGTAATTCAAGTTTGTTGCCTCTTTTCGTATTGAGATACTTACTGAGTTGAGGGTGACGCTTCATATCCTCCCTAATTTCCTCCAAACGTCGCATAGCCAAGTCCTTGCTTGCTGAAAAGAGCCAACAGGTGAAAGGTTTGTTACGCCACTTCTCAAAAAGAGCAGAGTGAAGTAGTTTTACCCGCAGAGTAGTAGATTTGCTGTGGTCACGTGGAGCAATTACGCAAACACGATGAACAGAGGAATCATCACGCGCCCCATACATCTCCATCCATTCGCCAATATGCTCCCCCCACGTATAACCAAGCCATCGGTAGAAATATTTCACATCAGTACGACTACGCGCCATAGCAAAATCAGTATTGAAACTACTCATCCAAAATCACCGGAGCAAATAGGTTACCAATTAACCCTAAGTCCTTGTCGAGAAGATGGGCGCAAATCCCCGGTCTTGAGTCAGTATACCCCTTACTAAACGTCCATCTATCATTTCCCGCCAAACTCGGTAATTGAACAACAGTCGTTCCACCCTTCTCAGTTAACTTCATGTGGTGCAGGTGTCCGTGAAACCAAGTATGGTGTTCGCAATCACCCCAAGCCTTTCGTTCCTCAGTAGCCATAAGAAGAGGCAAATCATTACCTTTGACCCCATCACCATGCGTAAAGCCAAGCAGATTATTACCCCATGTAAGATATTGACGTATCATTGGGTTGCATATTACTTTTACGTCATCAGTATTCTCGTAAACCGCACTAAGATACATCATCAGAGCCAAAGCCATGTGTCTATCGTGATTACCTCGCATAAAAACCACTTCAACAGGAGAAACCTTTCTCAGCAACTCAATATGTTCTCTCGCCAATAGACAACCATCCATGAAGATTTGAGTTGGGGTCGTAGACATATCCTGTAACGTCCCTTTCGTTGTAGAACCTTGTGGATTATCAACATGGAACCAATCAGAACCCGTAGCAAGAAAAATCTTCTCAGGACGACCCGGAAGTCGAGAAATTAGGTTCTCAGTCCTATCAAGAAGCCTCAATCGGGCTTCTTCGGTATCATATTCGTTGCCGGTTTCGTCTACCCAACACTTTTCACCGAAATGAAGGTCGGTAGGGGAAATTACCACCGCAAATGGCTCTGCTTTCGCCATTTTCAGTTTTGTGACCTTTTTAGGAGCAAGATTCTGCGTTTTTAGTGCTTCTCTAAACTCATTCAGCAGATAATCGTCAAGAAGACGCATTCTGTCGGCATCTTTCGATATTTCACGCCAATATTTTCGATTAGCCTTTTCCAAGACTATATTCCGTTTAGTATCTACAATTTCTTGAACAAGGTCTTCTTCTGACCGATTTTGAATCTCTTCATCGGTGTGAATATCCATTTGGTGATTCCATCGGTTAATTTTGACGTATTCGTAAACCCATGATTCGGGGAAGCCAAACTCACGGCTCATTTCCCTCATACTGAGATTAGAGCCATCTTTGGAGTATGCTTTTCTCATTTCCCTGTGTGTTTCGCCACTAACAGCAATCATCTCATTTGCATTATCCAACATAGTCAGATAGACGTCATTTGCCTTGTCGTGGTAAACACGTATACGCGAGGGGGTTGTTTCGCTGTATTCATCAGGAGGGATTTGGAAGATGTTCTTCTTATCCTCCATTTTCCATCTACTGATAGCAGCACGCCAACCACTAACGCTTCGCCTCGGCTCAATTTCATGCAAAAATCGAGCAAAGTCCATTTCGCTCGCAAATGCTCGTTCTTGAGCAAACTTCTCAATTAGGTCTTGTCCGCCGACAAACTTGGTGCGGCCCGTATAGCCACCAGCGACAGGTTCCGCCCCCATTGAACAAGATGAGCAACAGGTGAGTTATAATCATTCTTTCTTTCGGTAATTTTGATAGGCCGAAAAATAATTAAATCGGCATACTGCGAAGAAGTAAAGCAATTCCTTTATTCCTTCAAAGAGGCTATTTTGGAGATGCCCCCCTCCTGTTCTTAGAGTAACTATGAGATAGTAAGCATATTCTATTATCTACGTCTTTGAAGGAATAAAGGAATTGGGGTATAGGGGAGCAGTCACACAGTTAATTCTTTCTGAAAATCGCTGAAAAAACCGAAATAATGCGAAAAACAGCCGAAAGTTGATAAGGCACTTGTTTTAAGGGATAATCATGGTAGAAGGGCCGAAATGGTATCAGTTTTGGAGAAGCGAACCAAAGAGGCAGACCGCAAGCGGTAGAATCCCTACGAATAAGAGTTTTCGCGCTGTTGCGGGTATTCCTGACGTCATGCGAGATACAGAGAGGTTACAGAGCGATAGTAACTACGACAACGAGTTTGATATGTATGACTTGATGCTGAAACTTGACCCTGAATTGAATGGGGCTGTTCGTGCGGTATCGCTCACAGCCAATAACTACGAAGTAAACTACGAGAAGGGGAAGAACGCTCAAATCAGAGATGCTATACGTGAATTGGTAGAAGAGCGCATTGATTTCGATGATATTCTCATCAACGCCATGAGAAACATGATGGTATATGGGAACGATGTGAATAAGATAGTCGGAAAGGCAGGAGTCGGTATTACTGACTTACAGAACCTTCCTGTTAAGCAGATTACTATTGTAGACGAAAGAGGCGGGATAGATTCTATTTTCGATGCGACAGAAGACAATCCCATAACGAGAGCCACGAAGTATTTGTTAAGGGAAATGAAACTTAATGCTAAGGAAATCCCTGCTAACGAGATTCTGCATATCAAGATTGATTACCGCAGCAATTGGTTCGTGGATAACAGAGGACGGAAAACTTACGGTATTTGGGGTGCTTCTCGATTCTCGGCCCTAAAGCAAGCCATACGCATGAAGTATAACTCGATGAATAACCGACTGTCGCTTGAGGACTCAATGACCAAGCAATTCATTACGATTAACAAGGAGGCGATTGAGCATATTCAAGACCCCGCAGAACAGAATGAACGACTAACTCACATTATGGACGAGGTAATATCGCTCTTTGAAGGTCTACGAGGCGACCAAATCCCTGTCCTTCCCCACTACGTAGAATTGCATCATGTAGACTTGGAAAACTCCCTGCCTAACAGTAGCGACTTTTTAGACGCAATAAACGCAGATATTGCGGCTGTGCTTCAAGTGCCGCGTGTGGCCGCAGGACAGGAGCGCGGAAGCACCTTCGCTGCGACTTTCAATGCTAATCTATGGGCTGTTCAAGCGATTAGTCGAATGCACAAGATTCTTGGAGAAGCCTGCATAGCCCTTTTCGGCATTCACTTGGATTTACTCAATATTCCATACCGCAGACAAGATTTGCCGGTAATTCGATTTGACGCGATGGATAGCGAAACCCCATTGAATGTTATGCAGAGAGCAGTATTGGGTTACAGTAACGGTATCTTAACCCTAAATCAAACTCTTGATATGTTGAATCTACCCCTTGAAGCAGATGGAGATGAAAGGAAGGACTTAGAGCCTGCAAACGTTGGCGAAACACCTTTGGAAAACTCTCAGCCCGGAAACGAAGATTATGATGGGAATGTTGACTAATCACCCCGACGCTATCAGCATGAATAAGGGTGTCTAGCAAGAAAAAAGTTGCAATCGGGATAGTAGCACTACTCATGTGCGCTTCGATTGGGGTCACCGGCATTTTCTTGGATGCCTCTTTCTGTGAAGTCCGTGAGAACACCATAGTAACGAATAAAGGCACGAACAACATTGTCTTTGTGCTAATTGTAACTACCAACGACACCCGCGATTCGTGGTTGTATGTTACCCCAAGTATCTACGAGCAGTATGCGATAAACGAAACCTACGGTGAAATTATCTGTAAGAATCGCTTCGTTGCAAACGCGGAAATTATCTCAGACTCCCTCAACTTTGAAGAAACACTCGCGCCATGACTAAGATATGAGCGCGAGCGATGCAACACACTCACATGAGGTAACTCCCTCTCATCCCCATAGGCATGATGAGCCAAGCATCATTTCTGAATTGAATGACCGCTTTACTGAGTTAAGGTCGCTTATAATCACAATAGGCTCTATTCTTGCTCTATTGATGACCGGCCTTCATCAGAGTGGTATTGATTTCGGTATCGCTTGGTTGGGGGCAGAGGACGATGACCCCGACATAACTCCACATTCTTGTGAAGAGTCTTGGAGCCTAAACGTAAATCATTACGTTATCGAATACGACGCCTTATTCAATGTTGAATTACAAGATGATAACTACTGTAACACCGCACACACTATTGAATACTACATCTCATTGGATGGGGAGGAACGAAGTGGAGTAAGCCCCGCATTCCGTAATCAGTATTTCTTTGCGGAGAGATTTCATAATTTGAGCGAAGGAACGCATCACGCCTTTATTGAGGTTGAAAACGGAACCATAGACCTATTTGAGAACGTAGTCATTGATTTCGATTTTGATGAAGGGGAGCAGGAACAAGCGATATATGGCTGCACAGACCCCGTAGCCCTTAACTACAACGAAACCGCTACTCACGATGATGGCTCTTGTGAATATGAGCAAGAGGAAGAGGAAGTCACAGAGGATTGCGATGCTTTCTTCTACTCAGTCAACTCTTATTGGTATACCAACAACACTACGAATAGCAGTAAATTGCTGAATGACTTCGATGTTGATTTCAGTTGTATGGCGAATGTTACAGTTACCGTAACAATTGACGTCTACATCAATAATACGACAACAACGTCCCAACTACGTCTTCTCTACAATGGTTCATCCACCTACGACACATACCACTACGATTGGGATTATCACTACATTGATTTCTTCAACGTTACGCGAGAGGATTATCTCAGTATACAATTCAGAGTATACTACGGAGCCGTATTGAATGACGAGAAATGGTATTGGTTGGAGGGCTAATGCGCGAGGCGACAGCCGTTACTCTTCTACTCCTTTTACTCATCGGAAGCAGTAGTAGCGGCTTTTTCTCCCCTCATAACCCGGTTATGACGTGTTACGATACTCAAGGAGAGGTTATAGCGAAGGAAAACGATAATGGAATGTTCATTCTCTACGTTTCATTGGATTATCAAGACGATAAGAAGGGGTATAGGGTATTCGTTGGGCCTGAAACCTACGAAGAATATGAGGTTGGTTACGTGTATACTGATACCACTTGCGATATTGAGGACTATGCTGCGATACAGGACGTAATCAATGAGTTACTGACGTGGGGCATCATAGAGGGTATATCGTAGGATTCTTAAGACACTATGTATGCTACATATACCATGTCGTGTGGATGCGAGGGCAGTTGTTGCGACGAAATCCAAGTAACAGAAGTAATCGCAGAAGCCCCACGCAAAGATAAGCGGAAGAAGCGAAAGCGGAAATACGCAACTCAGGTTTGCGCTCCTGATGAGAAGTTGATTGATGGGGAGTGCCGCAAGATAGCAGTTACTATTGACCTTGATATAGACTCAGCACTAAGCGTTGTTGAAGCAACGACAGGAAATACGATTATAGAGATACGAGGCATAGCATTCCATGATGGCCTGAATAAGAATGGTTGGGCTGTGACTGAGGAAGGAGCGAGAAATGTCGCACGGCAGATGCAGGGGGCCGATTTAACTCTCAATCATCCTGATGCTATCGAAGGCGGTGCAGGTTTTGACCGCAATATGGATGGTGGGGTGGATAAAGCAGTAGTTGGGGTAATTCATGCTGCCTCTTTTCATCCTAAAACTGATGGGGGTTACGAAGTCAGATATATCGCGCACGTAATGAGGCCCGAATTATTTGAGGCTCTTGAGTCCGGTTTGTGGCTTCGTTCTGACTATGGGGTTTCCATTGGAGGCTCAGGAGTACCTATTCAGGCTGATGAAGATGGAATTATCTTCGGAGAAGACTTCACATTCGACCATTTGGCTATTGTTCATCGGCCTGCGTATGAAAAAGCGAACATAGAATCAGTTGAGAGGCTTGAAACCCCTGTTATGGAGGCAACCTTGATAAGTCATTCAGTTTCTTCCGAGAATAACAACTGTGAGAAGGTGACCGCTATGACCGATGAGATAGTAACTGAGATTCCCGACAGCACAGACGAAATCGAAGACCTCAAAGCACAACTCGTAATGAGTCAGGCTCAAGTGAAGGAGTTTACTGACGCCGAGGCTGCACGAGAGGAAGAGGCACGCTCCGCCCTTGTTGAGAGAGCAACCGAATTGGGTATGTCCGGTCACGAAGACCTCAAGACAGACACAATCGAGAACCTAATCTCTTCTTGGGAAGAGGCTCATCCTACCGAAGAGCCTGTCGTAATGGAGCCTGTTGACGATTTGACTGACGATTCCACACCAATAGTCGCTTCCGAGGGGGAGCAGCGAGTAGTCGCTAACTTCCTCAACGGCGTAATGGTTACTTCAGATGAGCAAATCTATGCTCGCTGCTGGAACGCATGGGCTAAGGCATGGAACGGCACACTCGCTCAAGATGAGGGCGACCAGCGTGCGCCGATGTTTGAAGAGATTAAGGAGTTGATTTGATATGGTAAACTTTGCAGACCCAATACACGGACTGATGATTGACGACAAGATTGTTAAGGGCGCAGGCAAGATTATGACCCACGACGGAACAAACAACTTGCTTGATTTGACCGCCGTTGGTGAAGTCGCAATAGGGATTTCAGCAGGCGAGTCCGAGAGGGCCGCAGGCGGAACAATGGATATTACCGCCGCTAAGGTGTCTTTCTATCCTCTCGGTGGTGTTCTTCAAGTGCAGTCGGCGGCTTCGCAGACATGGACTACCGGACTAACGGTCTATGCCGGAAACGACGGTCTTGCAGTAACTTCAAGCGGTTCTTCCGCAAAGAAAATCGGACTGTATGTCGGAACAGGAGAAGTAACAACTGCTCTTGTAGACTCAGGAGCAGGTGATGGCCTAACTAATGCAGGCGTAACCGGCACAGCAACAACTGAGGGTAACTTGATTACAGTTATGACCGCAGGAGCGAATATAGCATAAGGAGGAAGTTAGTATGAGTAGAACACTAGAAGAGATTTTGAACGTAGACGCAGCCGCAGGCCCATTTTCGACGGGTGATGCTGTTATCGAGCAAACACTCCGCGATTTCATTCAACTACAATCTACGACCATAGCCGTTGGGACAAACGTTGTTGGGGTTCGCTCGGTTTCTTGGATGGATTTCAAGTGGTATACCGGCGTGAACGGGACTTTTTCGTACCCCCTT